GGCATATATGGCACAAGGCGCATTCTTCAGGCCGATCAGCAGCGACGACGGGCAGAGCGGACCGCGGCCGCACATCGCGCTGATTGACGAGCTGCACGAACACAAGACGAACACCGTCGTGGAGATGCTTCGGGCCGGCACCAAGAGCCGGCGCCAGGCGATGATCTTCATGATCACAAACGCTGGCAGCGGCAAGTCCGGGCCGTGCTGGGCTTATCACGAATACGGCGCAAGGGTGGCCAAGCGCGAGATTGAGGATGATTCGTTCTTCCCGTACATCTGCGCGCTTGACGAATCTGACGACCCGTTTCTGAGCGAGGACTGCTGGCCAAAAGCCAACCCGTCGCTGCAAGACGCCGACTTGCCTGGGTATAAGTACATCCGGGAGCAAGTAACCGAGGCTCGAGGAATGCCGAGCAAGGAAGCGCTCGTCAGGCGGCTGAATTTCTGCACCTGGACGGACGCTGAATCGCCGTGGATCAGTCACGAAGTTTGGAAGGGCGCGCAGCAAGCGTTCGAGGTGGAAGACCTCGCCGGTCGACGAGCGGTTGCCGGGCTCGACCTGTCCAGCACGACGGACCTGACCGGGCTTGTGTTCCTCGTCGAGCCAATCGAAGAGGGCGAGCCGTGGCGCATTGTGCCGTTCGCTTGGTTGCCTGATGCCGATCTGAAGCGCAAGAGCGAAACAGATCGCGTGCCATACGTGCAGTGGAAGGCAGAAGGACTGCTCAGCACCACGCCGGGACGCGCGATCAGCAAGCGCGTCATTCTGCAGAAGCTATCTCAGATGTGCGAATTCTTCGAGGTAGTTGGCTGCTCCTACGACCGCTGGCGGATTGAAGACCTGATCCAGATGGCGGGCGACGAGGGCATTTCTCTTCCGGAGATGGTCCCGTTCGGCCAGGGCTACAAGGACATGAGCCCGGCGCTTGAGGAATTCGAGCGAATGCTGCTGAACGGACAAATCGTCCACAACGGGCACAAGATCATGACGATGTGCGCTGGCAACGCTGTGACCGTCACGGATGGAGCGGGGAATCGAAAATTGAGCAAAGAGCACGCGACCGGGCGGATTGACTTGATGGTTGCCGCGGTTATGGCTGCCGGCAAGATCACCACAACCGGCTCCGGCGAAAAATCATTTTGGGAAGTCGAGACCGCGTGAAATTCTTTGACCGCCTGTTCGGACGCAAAGCCGCACAGCTCACATACGACCAAGTCGCGAGCCTCATCGATGGCGTCGGCGGCGGGCAAGTTGCCGGCGTCACCGTCACCGAAAAGACCGCACTGCAAGTCGCCACCGTGCTCGCTTGTGTCAAGGTGATTGCAGACGGGTGCGCTACTCCGAGCCTCGGTGTTTTCCGTAAGGCCAAAGACGGCAGCCGCCAGCGCGCCGACAATATTCCGGAGTACCGCCTGCTGTCTCGCCGTCCGAATGAGTGGCAGACGTCGTTCGAGTGGCGCCGGCAGATGACGCTGCACGCCGCATTGACCGGCGCCGGCCTGTCTATCAAGGTCCGCGGCGACAATCGACGGGTCCGCGAGTTGATACCGGTGCAGCCTGGGCGGTGGGATGTCCGCAAGATTTCGCGCTACGAGGTCCGCTATCGCTGTTGGGATGATTTTGGCCTGGTCGGCGAGTTCGTTCCTGATGACGTCTTTGTGCTGAATGGCGTTCAGTGGGATTGGGTTTGCAGCATGAATGCCGTCTCGCTGGCCCGCTCCGCTGTTGGCCTCGCCATCGCCACCGAGCGCAGCCAGTCCGCCATGCACGCCAACGGTCTGCGGCCTGGCGGAACGTACTCGGTGGAAGGAACGCTCAGCGCTGACCAGTACGCCGCTCTGACTGCGCACCTGAAGAACAGATCGGGGCCAGACAATGCGGGCGCGCCGCTCGTTCTCGACCGTAATGCCAAGTGGTACAACACCGCGATGACCGGCGTTGACGCGCAGCACGTCGAGACTCGCAGGCTACAGATCGAGGAAATGTGCCGCGCATACGGTGTATTCCCGATCCTTGTTGGACACTCCGACAAGAGCGCGACGTTTGCCAGCTCAGAAGCATTTTTTGCCGCACACCTGAAGCACACCCTGGCCCCATGGCACGAAGCCTGGAAGCAGCGCATTGACGAGATGCTGCTGGACGGCTCCGGCCCTCTGTATGCCGAATTTGATACCCGTTACCTAACGGCCGGCGCAATGAAAGATCGTGCCATGTGGGCTCGCACAATGGCCGAAATGGGCATTTACACCCGCAACGAAATCAGGGACGAAGAAGGCAAAGACCCACTGCCTGGACTGGACGAACCATTGACCCCTCTGAACATGGCCAAAGGCGATCAACCGGCGGACGAAAACGACGCCGAAGACGCGAAGGAAGCAGACCAATGAAAACCGAAAAACGATCAGCGATACCGAATCGCGAGACCAGGTCTTGCCCGATGCAAGTCAAAGCGGTCGGCTCTAACGGAGAAGTCGAGGGCTACGCCTCTGTTTTCGGCGTGCTTGACAACTACGACGACATCATCGTACCAGGCGCTTTTGCCGACAGCATGGCCGCGCATAAAGCGGCTGGGACAATGCCGGCAATGCTGCGCGAGCACTCAAGCCGCGAGGCCATCGGCGTGTGGACGGACATAGTTGAAGACGGCACCGGGCTATTCGTCCGCGGCCAACTGGCCATGAATACGCATGGCGGCAAGGAAGCATATGAGCTGATGAAGATGAAGGCAGTCAGCGGCTTGTCAATCGGATTCATGCCGGTGCAATGGACATACAACACAACCACCGACGTGCGCACGCTGACCGGCATTGATTTGTGGGAAGTCTCGCTCGTGACCTTCCCGGCTAACCCGCAGGCGCGCGTCACCAACGTCAAATCAGCACTCGAAACGATTGCAGCACCAAAAGATGCAGAGCGAGTCCTGCGAGAGGCCGGATTCAGCAAAGCCGACTCTACCGCCATTGTGGCGCGAGTCATGCGGATGGGCGAGGCGCGGAGAGAGTCCGCAGAATCGACCGCCGAAGCCTTCAAGGCAGCTACCAAGCTGCTTCAGTCCATCACTTCCAGATAAGGAAATTCATTATGAACGAAGACCCCAGCATCACCTCGATTGCCAAAGCAATAGACCAGATCGGACACGCATTCGAAGAGTACAAGCACACCAACGACGCGCGCATTGAAGCCGTCAAGAAAGGCGCATCGACCGAGCATCTTGACGCCAAGCTGGCCGCGATGGACGCACATATCGACGCGATCGCCGAAGCCAAGAGCCGCCTCGAAAAACTTGAAACCCGCATGGCTCGCCCCGGCGCATTCGGCGGCGATCAGAAGGCCGGCGACTCGGCCGAGTCCGTCGAGTACAAGGAAGCGTTCATCGATTGGGTTCGCAGCCCGTCGGACCCCGAGCGCAAAGCCGCGGTGCATGAAGCCGGCAAGAAGCTCGAGACACGTCGCCGTGCCGATGGCCGCGAGACTCGCGCCGCTCAGGTCGTCACCAGTACCGGCGCGTCCGGTGGCTTCGCGCTGCCCGAGCAAATCGAGCAGAGCATTGCACGCCTGTCGGTCGACATCTCGCCGATCCGCCAGATTTCTACCGTCCGCATGGTCGGCACAAGTGACTACAAGGAGTTGTTTGACGTCAATGGCGCCGCGTTCGAATGGCTCGGCGAAGCTGACGCACGCAACCAGACCAACACACCGGACTTGGCAGAAGTCGCTCCGACATTCGGCATGGCCAGCGCGAAGCCGCAGGCGTCAGAAGAGTCGCTTGACGACCTGTTCTTTAATGTCGAAGACTGGCTTATCACGTCAGCTGCCGAAACCATCGCAGCCGGTGAGGGCGCCGCGTTCGTCAGCGGCAACGGAACCAAGAAGCCAACCGGTTTCCTCGGAGGCCCTGCACCGCTGACCACAACGGACGCAACGCGCGCATTCGGCACGCTGCAGTACATCGCCAGCGGACAGGCTGCCGCGCTGCCGACGACGCCAGACACGTTCTACGACATCGTCTACGCGCTGCGCGCCCGCTATCGTGCAAATGCGACTTGGGTAACCTCAAAGCTCGTGCTGGCCGCGCTGCGCAAGTACAAGGAAGCCACGACAAACGCTTACATGTGGCAGCCGGGCCTTGCCGCCAAGCAGCCGGATACATTCATCGGCTTCCCGGTCGTTGAAGC